TGGCTCGCGCGGGAGATAGAGAGGCCACGAGCTTCAACTCCACGGGGTTCTTGGCCAGCCAGTAGAGAATCTCCGCGCCGTGCTCATCCTCGAGCAGGGCCTGACGCGCCGCCATCACCCCCGGCCCTTGCGGGATAGGGGTGGACTCGATCAGTTCCTGGTAATCGGGATGCGCTTTCTGCGCGGCCTGCTCTTTGGCCGTCCAGCCGGCCTGTTCGGCCTGGCGCACGGCTTCGGCAGCGCGCTGCGCTTCGTCGGCTTTGCGCCGCTCCTCACGCTGATCGAGCTTCCACTCGGTCAGCGCTTCGGTGTAGTCCTCCAGCGTCTTGTAATCGTTGAGATCCGGCCGCGGGGTGCCGGGAGTCGGTGGCGCCGCCGCCGGCGCCGGCTGCTCGAGCGCACGCAGGCGCTGTTGCAGTTCGGAGTTTTCCCGGATCAGCCGGTCGATTTTGCGCTGGCGGGAGCCGCCGCGTGTGCTGCCTGCTTCCTGAACGTCATCCGGTTCCGAGTCCGGGGCGGTTGTGGCCGCCGGTTCGGGCGCTTCGGTAGAAGCACTCTCCTCCGGGGCCGCGGGCGGTGCGGTTTTCTCTTCCTGCTTAGTGGGCAATTCACCCGTGCTGCGCCAGCGCTCAAATTCCTTGAAATCCGTAGGGATCTGATCGATGGGTGTGCCGGTCCCTTGCTCCACCGCGGGAGTTTGTTCGTCTGCCATAAACTTGTCGCTATTGCGTGATCTCTGGCGCGGACGGTGTCGCCGGCTCCGGACTCATCGCGTTCATCACGGCTTCGATAGAGCGGATCTGCTGCTGCAGCAGCGCGATGTCCTCAGTCGATTTCGATTTCATCTCGGTGGCCAGGATGTCCGTCGCGGCCTTGATTTTGGCGGTCTGAATGTCGGTCTGCGCCTTCAGCACAGCCTGCTGGTTATCGCTGTCGATCTTGGCCATCTCGACCCGTTCCGCACTCTCCATCTGGACGGCCTTCATCTGTTCGCGCTGGGCCAGCGTCTGCAGTTGCTGGCTGAGCTGCTCGATGGTCTGGTTGTCCTGCTGCATCTTGGCCAGCACCATCGGCGGCAGCGGCGGCGCGCCGTCCGGCTGGTCCTGCAGTCCCGGCGGCAGCGTCTTCTGCAGGCGGTCGGCGATCTTGTCGGCGCCCGGGAAGTCGCCGTTGCGGAAGATCAAATCGCCCGCCACCTGCAGGATCTGCGGGTATGCCTGGGCGATCTTGGTCATCGTCTCGAAGGCTTCCAGGCGCTGCGTCGGATAGCTCGGGCCGACCGTGATGGCGACGTCGTACTTGCCGGCGTTCAGGTCATAGCAGCGGTCTTTGCCCTTCTCGTCGGTGTACTGCTGGTTGACCTTCACGATCTGCTGCGCGCGGTCCTCGCCCAGGATGCGGACTTCACGCGGCATGTCGTAGATCTTGGGGATCAGATCGACCAGGATCTCGCCGCAGTGGCGAATGGCGCGGTTCAGGTTGTCCATGAAGTGCAGGTTCGCCATGCCTGACTGGCTCTGCCGGCGCTGGATGGCGATGCCGCTCGACTCCGGTCCCGGCGAGCCCAGCGCCGCATCGTAAATGTTGGTCGTCGCCTTGATGTCGTCCGATGCCTGCGCCGCCGTCAGGCTCAACGCCTGAATGGGCGGCTCGTAAATATTGCGGATCGGCGGTTGCGCCGGGTTGCCCGCGATATCCAGCGGCTCGTACTCGAGATAGGCCCACGGGTTGGTGTTGGCCGTCGCCCAACGCGGATCGCGGAAGATGCCCTTGGCGCCGATCCAGGGGGCTTTGGTGCCCAGCATGAACATTTCCGCTTCGCTCGAACGTGCGTAGTTGTAGAGCTTCTGCGGGTCGCGCGCGAAGCGGATCAGGCTGAAGACGGAGCGCTTGCCGTCCACGTACATCTCTTTGCCGAGCACGGCCAGGATCGGGATGTACTGGCCTTTCCAGTCGGTTTCGTCCAGGATTTCGACGCCGTTGATGGTGTAGCACTTGACCTGGTAGGTCTCGGTGTCGCGCTCGATCTTTTTGCCGTCGGGCCCGATGGCGTACTGCTGGCCCGGCGGCAGCGGGTCGCTGATCTCGTCAGCGAACAGGCCGGTCACTTTGCCGTCCGGCCACTGGATGGCGACCAACTTACGCGGGGTCGCTTCCCGCGTCCAGTAGCGCGCCACCAGCACGCCTTTGTCGGTGACCCAACCCTCTGACGGATTATGCATGCCGGCGTAGAAACCGGTCTTCGCCACCGCGGAATCGCCGTACTGGGCTTTGTACTCGTCAAGCGACAGCAGCTCCGTCTCAAACGCCCAATGCATATCGGATTTGTCGGCCTCTTTGGCGAAGGGATCGATATAGACCTTGAACGGGTCGGGGATGCGCTCGATGCGCAGTTCCTGGTCGAAGCTGGTCGGGCAGCAGTAATGCGCGGTGACTTTGAAATAGCCGAAGCTGCCGGCGGCCGACTGCTCGATGGCTGTCTCGTAGACCTCGTCCGCCTTCGATGAGTATTCGATGTGGCGGACCATGCCTTCGATCACGTCGGCGGTGTCGGGGTCGCCGGCCGAATCGACGGGATGGACTTCGATCCCCGGCTGGTTGGTGCGGGCCTCGTTGGCCACCTGGTTGATGGGGCCGATGAGTTTGTTGATGGTGAGGCACGGACGGCGGTTGTTGCCCGCCTTCCGTGCGTCGGCGTCGGCCTGGTCCCACTGCTCGCCGCACACGTAGCGCAGGTCTTCCCGCGCTTCCTTGCGGATGTTCGCCTCGGCGGTTTCGACGAGGCTAAAGCGCTCGCGGGCGGTGGCCAGGATGTCTTCTTCGGAGGATTTACGGGGCACTGCGCGTTACAATGGAAGCAACCGGGATGCTATCCCGTCGAGGAAAAAATCAATTGACTGATACCCAAATTCTGACCGTCGCCATTGCCATCGTGTTTCCAGTCGTCGCAGTAATCGGCTCCATTGCTGCGATGGTGTACTCCAATAAGCGACTGGATGACATGAAGGCGGAACTGATTCGGCATATGGATACTGGTTTTGAGCACATGCAGCTTTTACTGAAGCTCCATGAAGCCGAGCACCACCGAAAATAACGATCTTCCGTCGTGCGTGTTTCCGCGCCAGCGGAAGCGTTCGGGGTCGCGCCCGAAAAGGGGCTCCACGATAGAGAGCCCCATATCCTCAGGCGTCATTTTCACTTCGGTTGCGCGGACGGGGGCGGGGTCTGCGGCGGCCAGATATCGGTCCCGCCGACTACGATCCAGCGGTAACCGACTCCCACCACCCACACCAGAAGCAAAGCCTTGCCCGCGATGCCGGTGCCGGGTGGCAGCGGCGGCCAGATCGTGGCAGGCGGCATGGGAAGGCTATTGTCCGGTGTGCCCGGCGAAGGAGGTATGGGGTTGATGATCACCGGAGGGGAACCGGGTCCGGCCGGGGGCCACATGACCGGCGGCAGCGCGATCGGCGGCGCGACTACGCCCGGTGGCAGGGGCGGCAGCGGCAGCGGGTGCCCGCCGTGCGGCGGCATATTGGGTCTTCCGTATCCCGGATCGACAGGCCCGTGGCCTTCGACCGGATAACCATACACGAGAATTGCTTCAGCCATTGGATTGACCTTTCATCATTCGGTTGAGGTTGTTGGCTACGGGTTTGCGCGAAGATTGCGGCTTGGGAATCTTCGCGCCGCTCTTGCGGGCGGTGTTGAGTGCGATGGCGACGGCCTGCTTTTGGCCGGTTCCGCTTTTGATTTCGCGACGAATGTTTTCGCTGATGACAGCTTTCGACTTACCCGGTTTCAGCGGCATGGTTCTGCTCCTTAGCTCATCCAGGAGGAGCCGGCGTACGCGCCCAGCAGGCGCGACTCTTCCTGCACCGGCGGCGCGACGTGCGCGGCGAACGTCAGCGCCAGGGCGTCGGCGTTATCCGGCGACGCGATGCCGCGCTTCACCAGATCCTGCTTGCTCTCGAGCACCAATTGGTCGCGCCGGTTGCGGTCGGCACCCGGTCCGGTGAGATCGTTCTCGAGTACGACATCGCCTGTGATGGCCCCGTGCTCCAGCCAGTCGCGCAGCTTGTTCCACATGTAGGCGCGCATGTTGGCCTGATGCCTGTCCGGACTATTGGCCCCGAAGTTCACTTCCTGCACGTTGGTGAATCCCATCGTCTTGAGCCGCTCGACGTAGGGCGCGCCGTAGGCCGAGTCCACGAACAGCATGGCGACCTTATGTCCGGGGCGCTTATCGTTGAGGATCTCGGCGAGCTTCGACAGCATCGGCCCGCGCTCGCCGCGCGTGAACTCGCCGGGAATGCGAATCGGCGGGATGCTGCGCGCGTCCAGTCCGCGGCGGAAAGCGATTACGTTCCAGGCCGCGCCGCCGCCGCTGACGTCGAACCCCGCGATCAGCGGATCATCGGGGAACGTCGACACTTGCCGCCGCTGCGCTTCCCAGACGCGCTCGTGGTCGATGAACTGGAAATCGCCGGCCCGCGGCGCCACGCCGCGCACGCGGACACGCACGAAGTCCGAATCTTCGCCCCAGTCCTGAATCCACTCTTCGATCAGTTGTTTGTTGGTGAACTTGGCCGTGCGCGCGTCGATGATGCGCTGTTTCCAGCGGTCGCGTTCGCTGCCGAACACGATACGGTGGAACTTGCCCTGATTGCGGGTCGGATTGCCCCAGGCGAAGATCATCGGTTCGCCGTCAGTAAGCCCGCCTTCGGCGGCGTTCCAGATCTCGTCAGGCACAGCTGACGCTTCGTCGAACAGATACCAGGAGGTCGAATCCGAGGCGTGCTGGCCGTGGAAGGCTTCGGAGTTCTCGCGCCGGCAGGTCTGCGCGCTGACGAACCAGGAATCGGGCGCGACCTTGGCGGCGATCTTCTGGGCGCCGATATTGAACCAGTGCGCGGTGATGCACAGCCGCGTCCACTTCAGGATGGCCGGCCAGGTTTTGGTCTCAAGCTGGGGGAACGTGTTGGCGGTTACCGTGCCGCGGCTGTTGGGGCGGGTGGACAGAATCCAGTCGGCGATCCAGCCGGAGGTAGTCGATTTCCCGATGCCGTGGCCGCTCGAAATCGCTTCGCGGATGGGCAGCACCGGGGTTATCCCATCAAAGTGACGTGCCGTCACCTCACGGCCAATGTCGCGCAACAGCTCGCGCTGCCAGTCGTCGGGGCCGTCGTAGGCTTCGAGCGGTCCGGGCTCGCGCCAGGGATAGGCGGCGTAGACGAACTTCAGGGGATCGTTTTTCAGGGATGCCATCAGTTCGACCAGGGCTTCGTTATCGGGCGGTGCCAGCAGCGGGGTCATTGGCGCAGATCATCGCATCGTGGTATGAAACGGACTCGATTCCGTTCGGTGGGAGAGTCTTCGCACGTTCGACAGCTGGCGTGCTTGCTACCGTGGCATTCAACTCTCTGGTGATGGCGTTATAGCGGAGCACC